TGCATCAAATACAGTTGTTAAATTTAATGTCTCATCAGTAAGTTCTTGTGTTGAATCAGTAACATCTTTTTGTGCTTTTTGTAAAGCAATATGACCTTCTATACCTTTATCTTGATACTCTCTAAGTACGGTGCCTTTTTCTGCAAGCTCTTCTATTCCTAGAGCTTCCATTGCTTCAAGTCTTATAGATTCTTCTCTTCTTTTATTTTGTTCATCTATTGCAGGTAGAATTGCATTTATAATTTCTAGTTCGGTGTTTATCATATTGACTCTATCTCTATCTGTTTGTGTGAGTCCACCTGTACCTCTACCAGCTTTACCTTCTATATTTGTAAGACCTTTAAGTTCTTTTTCTAATTCTGCGATGTATGCTTGTGTATCTTTTGGATCGCCTAAAATTTGATTTATAATTCTATTTTTAGTATTGAACCTATCATCTTCATTTAGCTTATCTAATTCAGATGCAAACTCTTCAGTGGTCTCAATAAGACCATTTAGTGTTTTCTTAGTTACTTCTCCATCATCTCCAAAAGTTTCTAGACTTCTTACTAATTGTTCAAACTCACCTTTAGATCTTGCAGAGTTGACACCAAAGATACCGATAATACTAGCAAGTGCAGTTAAGGTTATTCCAACAGGTCCTAAAAATTTTCCAATACCAATAGCAGTTGTTCTAAGAGCTAATAATGCTCTGTTTGCAGTGACTAATGCAACCGTAAATACACCTAAAGCTGTCTTTATAGTATTAAAAGCATTCTCACTAATTGATATGCCAATTACTAATTCTTGTAAACTGTCTACTAAACCTCTGAAAACAGGTAAGACTTCGTTACCAATTTGAACACCTAATTCATTAAAAGTATTTCTTAATATTTCTAGTTGAGAAGAAGTAGTTCTATATCTTTTTATTGCTTCTTCTGTTGCTGCTGTGTTTTCATCAAAAGATGTTCTAGCTGTAATAAGTGCGTCAGATAATAAACCTTCTGCTTCAGCCAAACCTAATATTGCCAACATTGTTCTTCTTTGTTTCAAATCAAGATCATCAAGCATAGAGATAACATCTCCGCCAGCTGCGTTGATTTCTCCAAGTCCTTCAATAAAAGCTAAGGCTGCTGATGCTGGATCATCCTTAAAAAAACTTGCAAACGCCTCTGCTGTTGTTCTACCAGAGGCTTCTGCTATATTCCCAAAAATTTGTAATTGTTCATTTCCAGAAATAACAGCAGATTGTATTGATTGAAATACACGAGCTACAGCTGTACCACCAGCCTGTGCTGGAACACCTATAGCCTGCAAGGCGGCAGCAAAAGCTAAAGCATCTTGTGTAGTTGCACCAACTTGAGCTGCAGCTTGTTGAATACGCAAAACCGTAGTCATAATTTCTGACTCAGTAGCTGCGAAGTTGTTTCCTAAATCTACAATAGTAGATGCAACATTTTCAAAAGTTTCACCATTTGTTTGTGCTATAGCATCTAATCGAGCAAGACCTAATGCTGCATTATCAACAGTAAGGTTAGTTGTAGTTGCAAGTGTAGAAACAGTTTGTATAAAGTTAGGAAGATTTTGAACAGCTATTCCTAACTGTCCACCAAGTTCACCAATTCTATTTAATTCATCAGCGGAAACAGGAATTGTTGTACTTAGCTGAATAATTTGTTTTGCAAGTCTATCGAATTGTGCTTCTGTTGCATCTACAGTTTTTTCTATACCTGCAAAACTTTCTTCAAAAGCCATTGCAGATTGTGTAGCTTTGATTAGACCTACAGATATAGCACCAATACCAACAAGGGATATTGCATTGACTGTTGAAGCGACAGCACGAACTTGTTTAACTTGTTGAGCAGCAACTGATGTTGTATCTTCTGCATCTTTTACAAGTTGTTTAAGATTGGGGGTAGCCCCAATCATTAATTGAATTGCACCTACTAATGGTGAGGCCATTTATTCCCTTCCTATATTTTTTTGATCTGTAATCATTTCATCTATAGTGGTAGCTACTCTAGGTCTAGATGTCCTACCTCTTCGTTGATCGAGTTCTTTTTTCCACCAATCTTTGTCATCATCGACTGGATTTTCACCTGAACTCTGATCCACTAATTCTTTATACTGTGGTGAAAAGAATAAAGAATCCTCTAATGGCATTGTACTAAGTAATCTGTAAAATTTGCGCCATTCAAGTTTTAAGGGATCTAATATGCCATATATTTTGTTGAAGTCAGATTCAACCAAAGACCACTTTTCAACAATGTCAGTGACTTTGAATGTTATTTTGGGTTATCACCCTCGTCCTCTGATGTAACTTCGCCTGTATCACTTAGACCATATTGTTCCATAAGCCATGCTGATATTTCTTGAAGCTGTTGAAAAGTTACCTCTTTTGATATTTTTGAATAGTTCTCTTGTCCGAAAACAGTAATGAACCATCTTGGAAGATTTGAAGCTGCTATAGCGCCATCATCACCAAGCCATGTTAGTTGTTCTAAAACAACTGAAGCTGATAAGAATGGTGGGAATTCATATTCCTTGTCATTCACCTTAACAGTTATAGGCTCTGTGTTTTGAGCGTCTTTAGCAGCATCAAAATCTTTAAATTTTTTACTCATTATTCCTCCAATCTTTATGAGTTAATTTAGTTTACACTTCCTTCGGTAGTTGCATTTGTGTTATCCACAATTCTAAAAATGTTCTTTTTACCGTCAGTTGTTCCTACAGATGCAGAAGCAGTATCTGGTACAAGAAGTTTAAACTCAGTGGCTAAAAGCACTTTTTGAGGTGCTTTTTGTTGTGCCATTGAGAAAGCTCCGACATTAATAGCTCTAGGGATTTGTAAATGCCTGATTGCACCGCTTGGTCCCTCAGTTACTAACAAAAGTGATTTCTCAGTAAATCCGTCTGTTGCTGGTGGTACTAACGAATCAAAACCAGACGCAAAGTCTGTGTCATTTTCTGTAATTGTACCGCCACCAAAGGCTTCTTTAATATTGGTCAAACTTGCTTGTGCAAGAGTACCAGTAAGTCTTATCTCTTGAGCAGATTTAACTGATTTTACAGGATCAATTTCTTCTGCAACCATGATATCTTCGAAAGTTTTATCATATTCTAGAGTCCAACCGTCTTCTGAGAAACCAACATCAGTCCATCCAGATGGATTAGCAGCCCATTGGGTTGCTGTACTAGAGTCCTGTGCAGGAAATGCAGTTCCCTTTGCAGCTACATAAAGAACACCTGTTCCTATGAGTACATCGGATACTGTACCTGTTGTATTATATGTTGTTGGCATATATTTCTCCTAACTTATTAATTAGTTGTACAACTAATCTTTTTGATTAGTTTATTCTTCTTCAGTTCCATACCAATCTTCAGAAGGTTCGTCAGCTTCATCATCGCTTTCTATAACTGAATTGTCTTCATTTATATCAGTCTGAACGACTGGTTTTATCTCCCAATCTGATCCTTCTTCGATAAGCATTGGTATAGAATACTCACCGTTCCACATACGACCAGTTGATTCTTGGAGTCTTTTCCAGTCACTCCCATTAACTTCCGTCCATTCGTTTTTGGTAAATGTTACACCCAATATTTCATCGCCGACAGCGTCAGCGTCATACACTGGGTTAACTTTAACTTTTATTTTTGCCATAATTTACCTCATACTTATATTAGTTTAAAAGAGTTTTGTAATGAGTATTTAGGCGGAAGCTCTATATGTCATATCAGCAACTATTTCAAAGTTAGCTAATAATAATTCAGGCTCTTCTATTCTCGTAGGAGTCAAAGTAACCGTATATCCATATATGTGTGCTTTTGTACCACCAGAAGTAGTAACTTGATTGTTAGATTCAATTATTAATTCTTTAAAAACTGCTTGAGCTAAATTACTTGCTGATGTAAAGTCAGGTTCTCCTTTAGTTCCTGAACCACCATATCTTCCTGCATAAGAATTAAAAACTATTGAATTAGAGTTTATTGTCGCTTGTGAATCAGATGAAATAAGTGAACCACCTGCATTTGTTATTACTAAAAAAGGTAAAGTAGGATTTTGTGGTAGTCTTGTTGCTATTCTTGTACCAACTAAATCTGTAATTGAAGTTTTTTCAAGACACCATGCTCTAGCAATTATTTCAGGATCAGGTGGCATATTTGAAGCGCTAACTAAACCTGTCATTATTCTGGTGTTCCTAACGGATCTTCTACTTTATTTTCTGCTGATAATTCAAAACTAGAAGTTGATGGTGGAGGAGGTTGAAGCTGATCTATTGGAATACTACTTACTTTATAGCTTGTACCATTTACTAGAATATCTAAATCGCCTGGTAATGTTGATTTCAAACCAGTATCTACAGCATATTTAAACCAGTGTCTTTTTCTTGGTGGTATAAATTTACCTGGAGCAAAATCATAAAAACCACCATATACTGTCTTCCACCAATAAGGTGCTTTATCTGCAATAGGTCCAGCATTAGCTTTTGAACTACCAACCGTTAAAGTTCCTTGTATAAGTCCATCACCAAAACTTGTAAAGCCTCTCAAGTTAATTGATCTTCTTAAGTTACCAGTATCTAGAGGAGCGTTACCTTTAGTAGGTCCCCTACCAATCATATTTTTCTGTATAGCAGATAAAATATTTGCAGGGTTAAATTGTTTTACATCAACACCCATGTCTATAAGTTGAGAACTAGATCTTTTGAATTGATTAGTAACACTTCTTTTATCAGCACCTTTAAGTTCTTGTTTTGCAACTTGAGTGAGAGCACCTCCATTGATTTTTACTCTATATCTAACCTTTTCATTGAAATAATTATTCATACTTTTGGTAAGAAATCTACCATAAAATCTGTTCATCATACGAGAAACAAAACCTAAACCTTGAGGGATTACTATGTGACCAACTCTACCAGCGAATCTACCTGCAATTCTTCTTCTCAATCTTAAATCAATACCTTGTCCTCTTGGTCCTAAAGATCTAAGATCACCCATCAATTTTGCAACTTGCAAACCAGGACCTCTAAGACCTCTTGCCAAATCGTCTAAAACACCTAATGATATTAAATCACCAGTAGCAAAAGGTTTCGCAGATGCTTGATAAAAAATATTTCTAAATCTATTAAAGTTTGAAGGATTTATCTGAGCCATTAGAAACTCCTCCTTAGTCTAAGTTTTTTTATAACTGCTACACCAAATCTATCTTTCATTTCTTCTACACCTAAAATATCAAAATTTTGAGAACTGATTACTGCTCTATCAGATGTTTTTACAGAAGTGTTACCTGGTATGTAACAATCAAATTCTGAAATATCAAGATTTCTAGATTCCTCTTCTTCATCTGAGTCAAGTGTTGTCAACCTACATTTTACAGTTGAACTATCAGCGAAGTTAGAACTAAATAAACCTCTTTCATCAACAGAACTTGTTGACATTGTTTGTAATGTCAGATCTTCTTTTAAATAGCTTTGGTAATCGTATGACATACTTATACTTTACTAGAATTTACTTTAGATTTAGTCATCTAGTTTTTCTCTTAATTTTTTTATTAAATCTTGTTTTTTTTTGATTTCATTTAATTTTTCAGATGGATTGTTGAAACAATTTTTACAAATTTTTTTTCTTCCGTCTTTATATTTTTGAGTCACATCAAATAGATTTATTGGCAAAAGTTCACCACATCTTTTACATTGCTTTTCATCTGGAGACCATTCTTTATTTTTAACAAATTGTTGAGCCTCTAGTACTCCTAAATAGATAGCAGGATCGGTTTTCATCCATGTTAAAAATTTTTCTAAACCAATAGGTAAATCATCATACAAGTTTCTTACTGTAAGAGAAAAGTCACCAGATCTTATGCGGTCAATTATAATTCTTGCTGTTCCATGATCTATGCTTGAAATTGGTGGGAAACCAGCTTGCTCTCTAAGTTGTCTAACTCTTTCATGTGAACAATCCCATTCTTTAGCCCATTCAGATAATGGTTTCCAGGGATCATCACTAAATAATTTATAAGCTTGTTCTACAGAAGGTATTTTTCTACTAGGCACTGTTTCTCTTTCTTGTAAGGCCTCTTTCTTTTCTAATTTTTCTTCTTTCTCTTTCTGAAAGACCTCCCCAAATTCCAAACTTTTCTGCGTTCACAATTGCATACTCTAAGCAATATTCTTGTACTTCACAGGCATTACAAATTTCTTTTGCTTTTCTAGTTGATGCTCCTCTATTTGGAAAAAATAAATCTGGATCTTTGTCTTTACAGTTTGCGTCTTCTTGCCACCAAAGTTCTTGAAGTCGTAATAGATTATTTAAAGATGTCTGTTTATATTCCATTGCTCACCAGAGATAATCTCACCAAATTTTCTATTAATTATCTCTTCTTGGAATACTCTATTTCTTGTGTATTCATTTAGGTGAGCTGACATTAGACCATGGTAATTAAGAAATCCAATGAGCCATGTATAAGTGACTAAATCCATCAAACTAAAACCTGCTTTTTGTATGGTGAAAGTAGCATCTTGTCTGATGTTTTGAGTAAGTCTCCATCAAAATAAGCTAGAGGATCAGCAAACTGAACCGTAAGATCGCCTATTCTTTCTTCTAAGACTATTGCCATATCTGCCCCATTGGTCGAATCTGCTAAATGGGTATCTACGGCACCTGCCTTAGCTTGACTACCCAAATTCAAAGCCGACAAAACCATTCTGGCAGATATTCTTGCGCTTGTAAATCTTATATCTTCAGGAATTGTTGCGTATCCTGCATTGTAAACTACTGTAATATTTCTTGGTTTTGAGCCAGACCACCTACTTAATACTCTTTCTAGTCTTCCATTTGGGTGAACAACAAAATCATTCTCGTTACCTTCTGTAAGTGTTTGACCATCTTCAACAATTGATGTTATTGAATTTATAGGTAAGTTTATTAAAGATAATTCTCTCATATTGTTTCCAAATAAAACTTCTGTGTGATTAGTTTGTTCTATTTCGTAACCAATATAAGTTTTGATAATCTTATCAGAATAGGGAATAAAATTATTTGTTATAGATGTTTGTACTGTAGAGCTAAAGTCGATACCAACTATTGCTTCAACATCAGAAAAGGAGCAAAGAGCCATTTGGACTCCTTACTTATTTTCTTTAGGCTTTACTGCTTTAGTTTCTACTTTTTTCTTAGCTGCTTTTTTTGCAGGAGCTTTTTTACCCCAACCTTGCTCTTTCAAGAAAGATTCTGGATACTCATGACCTGCTTTTGCAATTAGATCAGCATTTGCTTTTGGAAGTTCAGACATAGGACCTTCCCAAATTGTTCCGTCTTGTAATTTCCAAATTGATTTTTCTGGTTTAATAAATTTTTCACTCATGTTAAAATCCTACCTTATTTCTTTTTCTTTTTGCGTTTTTTCTTTTTCTTTGGTTTACCCATTCCGTAATGTGATGGCATAATTTCTCCTAACTTGTTAAAAAATATGGGGGCATTTCGCCCCCATATTCAAAATGTAAATTTATTACATATTTAGTAGCTTGTGGAAAGCTGCTTGCCTGTAAACAGGGAAACCGACTCTCATAGTAGCTCTGATCACCATGATGTTCTTTGTAAAGTTCTCACCGTGACTATCACTAACTGCGATGTCCATTCCTTGTCTCATGACAACATGAGCTGCTTCACCGCCACCGAACTTACCAACAAGCGCTGTGTTGTTAGGTATAGCTGTGGTTGGAATAACAGTCAATCCCCAGATTTGATTGGCAACTCCGCCACCGTAACCACCTGCATTGATGAATACGCCTCTTTTAGCTGCGTATCCTGCTGATGATGTACCTTCGAAGTCTGAATCAACCTGTGTTACTATTTGTGCCCAGTCATTTGGGTTCATAACAATAGCATCTGGCTCAGTGAAAGCATTTGTACGGATATCTGTTATTGCATTATAAATTGCGCCAATTCTTCCTAAGTTTCCACTGTAAGCGTTGAAATCACTAGATCCAACACTTGACTTTCCAGCATCTAAAAGACCTTCTAGGTTAGGTGATGTACCGTTACCTGAAAGTAATTGACTGTCTAATCTTAATCTGACCATTGTTTGTAGTCTAGAGTTCAAATATCCCTCTAAACCTGCAACATCTTGCATAAGTTCATCAGTCACTGGAATGTTCACACCAATTTTTGATATGGTTGCTGTTTTCTCGGTGAAAGCGAGTGCTGCTTCACCAACTGCTGCTGCCTCTGCGGCTTCTGCTGCGTTGTTAGTGAAAGTTGTTTCCTCAAGATACACGAAAGCGTTTTGATCAGTTGTTAACTGGTCAAACAAATTTATAACAGCATTTGGATCTCTTAGAGCTGTCTCTAAGATACCTGGTTGTCTTGAAGACTCAGGTGGATATCCAGTTGTTGTTAAGTTTGTTTTCATTTCAAAAGGAATTGTGCTTTGAATATTCTTAGCACCATTCTCTGTGTAAGCTTTGTAAGCTGCTGATTTAAGTACCTCTGCTCCAAAAGATCCAGCTTGTGGCTGTTCTGATGGGTTAGGAATACTTGCAACTGCTCCATCTGAAGCGTCTAATTTAGACTTTGCTTCTGCAACTTTAAGATCATCTCTTAATTCTGCTAACTCTTCATTCCTTTGAATGACAGCGTTTTTTTGCTCTGGAGTAGATGGTCCTTCTTGCTCTGAGATCTCTGAAAAAAGACCTTTGAGTTCTTCGGACTTTGCAACTATTTGCTCACGAACTTCTTTTACTTCCATTCGTTTCTCCTAATTAAATTACTCGTTTTCTTCTTCTATTTCTATGTCGGTTAATATTGCGTCAGTAACAATCTGTTGACTCTCAAGCCAAAGATCGTCAAGCTCATTATCTACTTCTTCTTCAGTAGTTTCTGAAACTTCGTCTACTGGAACTTCTTCTTCAGTATCTTTTTCGTTTTCTTCTTCAGTATCTTCTTCAGGTTCTTCAGGAGTTTCCTCATTTACAACCTCTTCAGTCACCGATTCAGTTTCCTCTAATTCAACTTCAGCTTTTGGTTCTTCAACTGCTGTTTCTTCAACTACTTGTGCTTCTGTTTCCAATGCACCCTCCGTTCCAAATTCATCAACGAATTTATCTAGTTCGTCAAAAGCATCTTGGACACTTTCTTGAACTTGTCTGAGAGCCTCTGTTGCTGAAACTCCCAACTTCCTTCCATTCTTTTTCCTGAGTTCTCCTATAGATTGAACTCTGGCAACGAGGTTATTTAATGCTGCAAGCACATCTTTTACCTCATCAGAAAAGCGTTTACCTTGCACGCTGGCACTCTTTTCTGAAACCTTTTCTTGATCCTCAGACTTTGGTTGTGGATCAATAAGTAAATCTCTTATTTCATTTATTTCTTTTGCTGCCATTGTGAGTTTATCAACCCACCAACTTGGTAAATCAGCATTTTCATCTTTTGGCATTGAAGCAAGAATCTCTTTCATATCCTCTGCTATTTGACCAAGAGCCTGCATTGAAGTGTGTTGAGGTGTATGACCTTTGTCACCTTTCATTGCTTCTTCATATTCAGCATGTGTATTACATGGCATAAATACTGTTTGACCATCAAGCTCTTGAGCATGTACACCGTCAGCACAGGAAAGTTCTTTTGCTCTATTCATTGCCTCACCAGGATTATCAAATATATCTTTTCCTAGTTTTGCTTTTTCTTCTTCTACAACTTCTACTTCTTCTTCCATAATTTTTACTTCAGAGTTTTCACCGCTTTTGATAGCCATTGTAAAAGTATCTTGATTTGCACCAACAAGAACTGGTGAGACTTCGTATACAGATAAGTTTTTAAGATATCTTACATCTACTTCTTCTTCTGCACTTTTTTTCCATTTGCCATATTCTGAATCATTAACTTTGAAACCAAAAGACCATTGTTGTAAGTCACCCATATTTTTTACTAAGTTGTAAGCTTCTTTACCACTCTCTGTATCCATAAAAAATGATCCGTCAAAATATGCTTTGTCCTTATCTTTTTTTATAGTTCCTTTACCAATTGGCATATCCCATTTGTGTGACCATACCATAGGTACATCTCCAGATTTAAAACCAGAGTTTATAGCATCAGGCAATACGACATCACCATCACTATCTAGATTGTTAAATACAGAAAATACTGCTTTTACTTGACCTTTTGATTCCCCATCAGTTTTGAGCTCGAACTCAATATTTTTTATTTCTTTGTCTTCAGACATATAGCGCTACCTCATCCTAAAATTTTATTCAATTTGGTGCGCACAAGTTAATAATAACTAATTATGAAACAAAATAGCGTATTTATGGTTGCCAATAAAAAAAACATTTTTGCATATCTGTGGTATAATTTTTTTATGGAAAGAGAAATATCAGTAATTTCAACTTTGCATATTTCATCTGGAAGTTTTGAATTAAATGTATATTCAGATCAAACAGGTGAAGTAGAGATTTTTGGTAAACGCTTTCCAGTAAAACTAAACAATAATAAAATAGAAATAGAAACAAATCTCAGTGCTAAACAGTTTGGTGGTGCTGAAGGAAGGGATTATTTTCTCAAATGGTTGAAAATGGAAATGATGGAGAACTGTTGAGTGGCAATAGTGAATTCAATATGTTCATGGACTATGTAAGTAAAGCTAATACTGAAAGTCTACGAAATCAAATAATCGATCAATGGATGATACATCTGGATGAAGATGATCAAGATAGGCTAGTTAATAAACTTAGAAAAAGGGGTATTAACTTTGTTCCTGCCGAAAATCGTCAATTTTACGAAGTTTAGAAACTTCTACTAAAACAGATCTATCAGTAATACTGTGGGATCCATCCTCGTTGATAGCCCACACTCTAATCTTGGCAACAGGTTTATCTGCTGTAGCTTCAACTGTATCTTGACCAACTCTTGGAGATCCTGAAGTTATTACACTACTTACAATTCCATGCGCAGTTGAGGATGCTTGTGGTGGTTTTGGTATTGACCAGGAGACAGCGTCACCTTTTTTTATGCTTCCAGCAGGAGCTTTTTCTTCTGGACTGTATAAATCGTCACCTCTTTCATACATAGTTTCGGCTTCTTCTAAAGAAACTTTTAACTCTTCAACTACTAATGATGAACTTTTTTTTGTACTTTTTGGATGATTTCTTGGAAGTAAATCTGTATCGTAAGGAACTCTTCTAAACTTACCAGTTCTTAAAGCAAATAATAGGCCATTCACTCTGGCCATTGCCCACTGGGAAGGACCTGAAACATTGCCTCTTACGGAACCAGGATTATTTCTATATGCTGCTAAACCTCGATTATATGAAGCTGTCAACATTCTTAATGTTGCTCTATATCTAGGATTTTTTGCATTGTGATCTGTAACTTTCTTTTTAAGTGATTCTCTAGTTCTTGCACTTAAGGCCTTGCCTTCTATATCTGCAAGAAGATCATCTGAAATTTTTCTTCTTTCACTTACAACTTTTTTATAATCGTTTACTAATCTTTTCATTTTTGATACACCGATATTTGCAACACCACCCCATTTCATAACTGCGATTGCACCATTCAAACGATTATCACCTTGATGTCTATTCATAAATCTTTCTCTTCTTTTGACCCAATTTAAGACAGACTCTGATCTATCACCATCTCTATATTTTTCCCATCTATTAAATGCGTCATTGCCTGTAAAAGCAGTTGGAGGATTACCACCAGTACCAGCTCTTCTCCATATTTCAGGCCAATTGTCTTTAAGATCTTTTACATAATTAAAATCTGGAAATTGTTTAAATTTAGAATTTCTAAGTGATATTTCCATATCATCATCTGCGCTAGGAAAACCAGTAATTTTATCTTCTATTTCTTCTTCAATACTTTTTTTCATCCTACTAAGAGCGTTACGAGCTTGTTCTTCTGTGTCATAACATTTGATAACATCGTTTGTTTCATGATCAAGAATACAAAATTTTCCATTTGGCATTTCTGCAACATATTTTTCTTCACTTATCTGAGTTGGAGTTGGCTTCATTAAATTAGACCTCAAAGCTTCTGCAGCTAAAGAGGTTGTTGTCAATACTTTTTCTTGTAAGTCAGTAATCATGTCTCTCAACTCTGATACTTTCTCATCTTCTTCATTTTCCATAGGTGCGCTACTACCATCGACTGGGCGTTCTACCATATTCAAAGGTCTTAAATACAAATCATGTGTATCATCAACACTCAAGCCAGCTTGTCTTCTAGCTTCAGCGATAGTGATCCACCCTCCTTGAACTGCTGTATTCATTCTTTTGTAAACATCATCTTTGTCTGTTGATAATGCTCTAACATCATCTAGATTATATTTAACATACAAATCATCTGCTGCAAAGTCTACTCTAAGTAATTGATGTGTAAGTTCTGCGGCAACAGCTTTCCATAAAGGAACAAGTTTTTGTTCTGTAAAAAATTCTCTTAGTTCTCTTGTATTATTATAAGTTGCTGCATCAAGACCAGCTCCAAGACCTGCGAGTATAGCTGGTACACCCAAAACAGCAGATACTCTTTCTTCAGGAAGTTTTCTTAGTTCTGTAAGATTCATTTGTTCTGGAGAAAAAGATACAACTTCAACATTCATTGCACCAGAAA